TGCTCCTTTCGTGTTATAATTTTCTTGAATAATTTTGTCATGCGCCTGATTGCCGTCAGGTGCTTTTTGTTGTCTTCTAGACTGTCCTACTTTCCATCGCCCTGAGTTCTATCTCATGGCTGACTTGTTTCAATAGCTTCTCACACGCTATTTTTGCTTCTCTGTACGTTGTAGATTCGCTGATGAAGTAATCAGCAAGTTCTATGATTTTATCTTCCAATATTGCCTCCAAAAATCAGTCTCAAGACTGATGTAATATCCTCCTAAATTGCTATAACACTCTTGACTAGGACCTCTCACCGTTTTAGTCAAAATTCCAATAGAAAGGAGGAGATTTTATGAAATCCTTTAAAGATTTTCGAGAATCTTTAACAGCTGAAGATATGCAAGCTATCTCTGCTAAAGATAATGAAGCTACTAAACAGATTGACCATACAGACGGATTGCAACTGGGGAAGGTCAGTGGTTTGACTTCTGTAATAACTACTATTGAGTTACTTGAGAAGTATCATGAATGGCTTCATAGCTAAGACGCTTAAATTCTTCTAAGTCTATCTGAAAATTGATAGGCTTTTTTTGTAAACACTCAAGAAAACTAGTGTTTCTTAAAAGTTTTTCAACTAACTCAGGGTCGGCCTTTACAAAGGTGGACTCTTTTTTCCCACTATACGGATATCGTCTTGGTCTCATTTTCCTACTCCTCAAATCTTTCCTACTCAATCCCATAATCTTCAATAACCTGAAGAATGAAACTGTTCGCTCGTGGACCTTTAGTCGTTCCACTTAGAATGTTTGTCACTTCCTGTCGTTTAAAGCCGTAAGCAACCGCTAGAGTTGCTTTTTTAATGCCTTTCTCTTTCAAGAAAGCAATAACTCTTTCGCGACCGTTTGCGATATCTGGCATATTTTCTCCTTTCTTTTTCTTTCTTCTTTTTCTGCTATAATATAAGCAGAAAGGAGTTAACCTTATGACTTTTAAAGAATATTTACTCAAAGCAAGCAAACGCGACATCTACGATGATGGTAAAGATTTTGATTTTGAAACCATCTTTGCTAGAGAAATATTACGTTATGCACACGATTCTGAACTGGAAACCAAAACAGGTTTCTTTCGTCATCTTGAAATCATGAATGCTGATTCGTGGTTTGTTGAACTTGCTCGCTCAATTTATCAAGATTTTGAGAAATCAATTTCAGATTCTCACTAATCGAGCGTGACTTTTTTTGATATGGCAATCTCAGAAATTTACCACCAGCGCTGACTACCTTAATGACTTTTTCAAGGTGGTCTTTTTCTTTTTCAAGAGCATCAATAAATTCTTCCATCCGTCCTCCTCAAATCTTTCCGTTGAGTACCTGATTACAACCAGGTCCTTTTTTGGTTTTAATTACATTGTTACGGTTAAACCGCAATATCAGGCAAAAAAATAATATCATCCACTGATACTTCAAAAACATTAGCGATTTGATACGCTTTTGAAACACTTGGCTCTGTTATTCCACGTTCCCAATGCCCCCATGTATCAACCGAAACATTTACAGCTTCTGCTGCATCACTTTGTCTCCAATTTTTGAGTGTTCTTAGTGTTTTTAAAGTCATTTTTTGCACATTACCACCTCCTTATCTAAATTCATCTAAGCTGACTTCCAGTGCATCAGCGATTTTGCACATATTCTTAAAAGAAATACGCTCGGTTTTGATATTTCTGATTGTATTTGGACTGATACCAGCTTTTTCAGCTAATGCCTTCTGTGTCATCCCTTTTCCAATCAACAAATGCTTAAACTTCTTCTTAGTCAAAATTCCAATAGAAAGGAGAAAATTATGGATTTCAATCAAATTGCAATAACTTTTTTAACTTCCTGCGTCCCTGCATTTCTTGTTTATCTCACTAATAAACATCAAACAAACGCCAAAATAAAAGAATTAAAAACACAATCTGAAAATGAGTTACAGAGACTTGAAAAAGAACATGAATTGAAACTGGATGCCTTGAAACAAAGCCAACAAGTAGACATCGCTTCAAAATTTTTTACAGGCGAAGTTGATATCAAAAATATTACTAAAGCTATTAACGGGATCGCTGAACTTCAAAAAGCTGTAGATAAGCTATCAAAATAATTCGTTGAAAGTGGAGAACTTACTCTGCTTTTTTTAAAATTTTCAAAAGTATTGAAAGCCCACTAGCTAACCCAGCTAGATACCCTCGTCCGTAGTCTGTCATTAAGAATTTTAATAATTCGATTTCTTCTTCAGTCATCTTCCTACTCCTTCCCTTTTTTATCACATCGGTATTCCACTATCTTACGGATAGTAAAAGATACAATCACAAATCCTGCTAGGATTATCAAACCAACATTTTCATCCATTGCTTTTCACGGCAAATGATGGTACACTATCAAGTAGAGGTTGGGGCGTCGCCCCTTTCTCTACTTTTTGTTTTGAAGCTTACGTTTGTGTTCTAAGATTTGTTTGTGCCACAAACGTGCTTCTCTGGTTAAGCCTAGTACCAAGATGACGGTTGCAGTGTCCTTGGTTGCTAGGCTTTTTATGATGTGTTCCATCATTTGCCTTACCTCCTTTCCCTTAAGCTTGATTATATTATACTGCGGTTTAACCGCAATGTCAAGTGTTTTTTGCGTTTTTTTCGCAATTTTTTATTTTATTCTTTACTTTTTTGCGTTTTTGCCGTAAAATATACTATGTAAGGAGGGGCGGAAATGAAAGTCGAAAACAAAGAAATTTTTGCCAATAATCTAAGTTTTTACATGGAGCAAAAAGGAGTAGACAGAAATACATTATGTGCAGACTTGGATTTGAAATACACTACAGTTCGTGACTGGCTAAAAGGAATAACTTATCCTCGGATTGGTAAAATTGAACTTTTGGCAAACTATTTTAATATAAATAAATCTGACCTTATCGAAAACAAAATTTCTACTGCTCAACCGTCAGACTCCCTTTTAGAAGAAATTACAAACACAGCTCGAAAATTAAACACTGAAAATAAAAAAATCGTTCTACGAACGTCTGAAGAGCTTCTGGAGAGTCAAAAAAACGAAGAAGAAACGAAGGTAAACGAAGTATCGGAAGTCATCAGCTTGTACAAAGTTGAGGTTGTATCTGAGACGGCAGCAGCTTCTGGATTCAACTATGGATTCGGTTACGACGATACAGACAGAGAGACTATAGAGGTTGACGAGCAACCACCACGCCACGATATTGCTACCAAGGTCAGCGGAGACTCCATGCAACCTGACTACCAAGACGGAGATATTCTCTATTTAGTAGACAAAGGGCTGACTACCTACAACGGAGACCTAGCAGTTATCGCATACGGAGACCGTTCTTACTTTAAGAAGATCTATACCGAAAACGGACGCTTACGACTAGTGTCGCTCAATGACAAATACGAAGATATCATCCTAGACTTCCCACCAGCCGAAGACACACACATCAAGATCTATGCAGTTGTCCGTGTATATAGAGAGAAATAAAAAAGAAAGTAGGTAATTACAATGGAATTAAAAGAAATTATAGAAAATATAAAAAAAGAAATCCCTGTTTTGGATTCTTCTACCGACTATTGGTTAGTACGTGCTAACTCTGGAGAATATTACACGGATTTTAATCTAAATGGCTATATAGGTATCGGATGGAATGAAATCACCCTCGAAGATATTAGACGAGCAGATAATAACTCGAATGTATTAAAAGAAATTTTAAAAGAGAAATTAACATTTCAAGATGACTCAGAACCATCTGAAAACAAATATGGTATCACCGCAGGTCAACTCCTTCGTTTTGTAAATAACATTAAAAGAAATGATATAGTTGTTGTGCCATCCGAAGGGTCTGAAAGATTTTTAGTTGGTAAAGTAACCGGACCGCTCTATGAACTTAATCAATCTCAACTTGAGGAATATAAAAGCGAAGAGTTGACACATAATCGGTCAGATTTTGCAAAAAGGTGGAAAGTCTATTGGTTGGGATGGTTCAATCGTTCCGACGCAGACAGCGCATTGTATAAAATGATCTATTCTCATGCAACACTATCAAATATAAATGATTATAAACCGTTCATTAACCGCGCACTTTTTCCTTGCTATATTGAAGACGAAAAGCTATATATTAGCTACCATGTAACAGAAGAAAAAGATATTCAAGGGGTATATTTAGGTCAATTTGTTTATCAATATTCTCTATTAACAAGGTTGCTTTTCCCTGAAACACGAGTAGATTCAAAAATAAACGTACAATCTGAGGGTATAATAGAACTTATTACACACACTGTAAATTACGGACTTATAATTTCAGCGATACTTAGTGGAGCAATTGTTCTGACAAGTGGGGGAAAATTAAAGTTTATGGGATTAGAACTAGAAGTTCCAGGATTAATAAATACATATCAAGAGTATCAAAAAAATAAACTCGAACGGATTAAGCAAGCAAAAGAACTAGCTGACGAACTCGGTGTACCAATATCTGAACTAGGCATTCGTATTCCAAGAAAACTAACAACAGCTATTGAAAGCCAAAAGAATGTAAAACTTGCTTCCAGTAATCCGCCAGAGAAATCTGGAGAATAAAAAAAGTCTAACATCAGTTAGACTCGAAGAAAATGAATTTCTTTAGTTTTAATGAGATAAGCATAGCTATCGCTAAGGAAAGATAATCGTTTGTGATAAAAATTGTGGTTATTGAGAAAAATATCTTGAAAATCAAGAGAAATAAAAATATAGATACAATAAAATTTTTTAACTTTGTTTTCAACATATTTTTTCTCCTTATTCTTTTGAAACAATTATAACACAATTATCTGTTAAAGTTAAATAATTCTAAAAAATCCCCACACTCTCCATCGCCAAACTTTGAGTGTGAGGATATCCTGGATAGTAAAAGGCATTAAAAAGCCCTCTTTACTATACCCATTTTATCAAAAAGTGAGGTTAAAATCAATGTGGATGGAAGAATTACCAAACGGCAAATATAAATTTTTTGAGCGATACAAAGATCCATATACTGAGAAATTAAAAAAAGTTTCAGTAACCATGGAGAAGAAAACTCCCCAGGCAAGAAATCAAGCTGCTATCTTGTTGCAAGAGAAGATAAATAAAAAACTTAGCACAAAACAAGTAGAAAGCATTACATTTGAAGAAATCTATAACCTTTTTTATAAATCATGGGCGCAAACAGTAAAAGAATCAACAAAACATAATTGTAAATCAGTTGATAAGAAGATGAAGGAAGTCATACCATCCGATACCATACTTGCTAATCTTGACAGGCGTTTTCTTCAAGAGGCTATTGAAAAAATTATTGAAAGCAACGGAT